ATACATTATGAAACTTTAGTTGAATACATTATGAAACTTTAGTTGAATACATTATGAAACTTTAGTTGAATACATTATGAAACTTTAGTTGAATACATTATGAAACTTTAGTTGAATACATTATGAAACTTTAGTTATTTTTCTAAAATAATCCACCAATTACCTACTTCCCATCCAACATTATTAATTTTAAAATTAGGTTGTAGTCGTGTAATTTCTTCTTCAATATCTCCTTTATTATAAATATGATAATATCTTAAATAGATATTACCATCTTTAGATTTCCAAGAAACTTGTTCATCTCGTTTAGTAAAATGAAATTTAGAATCATGACTTTGTTCCATAGCCCAAACGGTAATTAATATTTTTCCACTAGGTTTAAGACAACGATACATTTCATCAAGTGATTTTTTACGGTCATCATCATGATTCAAGATGGTGAATCAATAGCAATACAAATTATATGATTCAAATGTATCATTTTGAAATGGTAAAGATGTCATTGTTGATTCAATTACATCAAGACCTTTTTTATTACAGATATTAACTTGTTCTTTAGAAATATCAATACCTTTAAATGTTAATTCTGGTCGATATAACATATTTTTACCATTTCCACAACCATGATGCAAGATTAATAGTAAAAATTTTTTTACACTACCCCAAATACGAACACGGGTAACATCAAATTCAATAGCAATTTTATTATAAACTTCTCCTATAGACAGAGACATACTAAATAAATAATATATACATATATAAATTTAATATATCAATTTTTTATTTATATAACATCATCATCATTTTCATCAAATTCTTCTTCATCTTTATTTGCATCTGTAATATGTGCACCAAGTAGTTCAAGTTTATGTAATACATTACAGACATCTTCAAATAATTCTTCTATAGTCCAAGGTTGAAACCATTTTTTATCAAATAAACTATATACAAATGGTTCTACATCAGCTGAATAATTTTGATACCAACACTCAGAAATAAATTTTTCATAATCATCTGAAATATTAGAATAAGGTTGAATTTCTTCTTGCATAACATAGATAATATTATTTTTAATTTCTTCTAAATTTTTACCAGTATTATGAATAATTTTTTGTTCAAGTTTCATTTGTTTATTTGGTTTGTTAATAATAATATAATAAGGAATTTCTGACATTAATAATAAATACGTTATGTTTTTAAAATAAATATTACAATTTTTTAAATTATATTTAATAAATTATATAAAAATTGAAATATTTAAATTATAATAATTATAAAATAGAATTAATATGTTTTATAATCAATATATTGGTATCGAAACACTTGTACGTGAGTTTAAGGAACTTACCTTTAATCATATAGGTCTTCTTTTTGATTCAGAAACTGCCGAACAATTAATTAAATCATCCAAATGGATTTATAATGATTTAATTAAAATGAATATTGAAAAATATTTTCGGATTTATTTACCAAAATATATTGTGGGATTTATGGACCCTTTATCAGAAGCTCCCTATGGTAATTTATATATTGGTGTTAATGATAAAGGTGTCGTTCAAGGTATCCCTTTTCAAGGAAATTTATCAGAAGAAATGATTAAAGAAAAAATAGAATCTGTTATTAATGAATATGTAATTTATGATAATAAAAAACAAATTATTGATTCTGTATCATTTGAACTTTTGGAACTTGAATATATAGAAACTGAATTACCACCAATTCATCATTTGTTAGAAAAATATTATCAAACAAAAAATGAATATGACTTAAAAGAACAAGAGTTTTCACAAGAGTTTTCAATGTGGTATTCACAATTAATTTCATATAAGGGAAAATTAGTTGAATTGTTTAACTTGGAACCTACACGAACTGAACTATATGAATATATTAAAAAAATTAATCCTGATTCTAATGTTCTTAAAATGATAGATGATGGTTATCAACTAGAACCAAAAACACATGAAGAAATTACGAAAACTAAAGATGATATTACTAATCCTTCTTATTGGGTATGTCGATGGAAAGATGAAACACTTGACAAATTAAAACTTTCTAAACCTACACCCAATTATCGGTTAGATATGCCACCTCTATTTAATCCTCTTAATATTATTACCAAGTTAAGCTGCATGATTCCTTGGTGGATGCAAAAGAATGAAGATATGAAATTATATGTAATTAAAATTACAATTAAAAAACCTCAAGATATTAGTAATATTTATTATCTTGATATTTTTAATAAAATAAATCGATGTTATCGAACTATTGTAGATAACAACCCTTGTTGTGTCCCAGTCTAAATTTCTTTATATTATTAAATGCATTCCATTTTAGTTGCAAATAATGTTCTAGCAGATGGATCAACATATTCAGTTACTTCTTCTCCATCAGCATTCCATTTTGGTTGCCAATAATGTGGTATAATAGTTTGTCTATTTTCACCAAAAAAATTACAAAACACTCTTCTATAATAAAAAGCTTCCTTTGTTTGTGGTGTACAATGAGGATAAATATTAGCTGCATCTTCTAAATCTTTATCAGATACAAGTGATTCTACATATTCTTGAATAATTTGAAACCAAGAGTTTTCTTTTGATGATACACCATCCGAAAAAGCTTCTTTGGTGCGATATAATACTTCATTAGGAAGTAGGTCAGTTCCATCAAATGCTTTACGTAACCACCATTTTTCAATTCCTTTGTATTGTGGCATACGCATTTCAGCTGGAATATTCCAATATGCTTCAATAAATTCAGGGTCAAGTAAAGGCACTCGTCCTTCTAAGCCCCATCCACTGAGGCATCTATCACCACGACGACTATCAAAGTAATGAATTTTTTCAACATATTCTAAAGCAGTTTGATGTAATGCTTTACCAGAGGGAGCATACCAATTAAATAAATAAGATGAACATACTTCATCAGGACCTTCACCAACTAGAACTACTTTAGCATCCGTTTTAGTTCCAATATATTTTGATACTATATATTGGCCGACTGATGCTCTAACTGTTGTTGTATCCCACGTTTCAGTTTTCCAAATTACATCACGAATAGCATCTAATCCTTCTTGTGGAGTAAATAAAACTTCAGTATGATTAGAACGAATATGTTCAGCAACCTTTCGAGCATAGATTAAATCAGTTCCTTCATTCATACCACAACAAAAAGTTCTAATAGGATAACCTAATAATTTTGCAGAAATAGAAGCAACTAAACTTGAATCAACTCCTCCAGATAGTAAGAATGCAAGAGGACGGTCCGAATCTAAACGCCTTTTAACACTATTAATAACTGCATTTTTTACACTTTGTAAATGATATTCTTCAGAACTAGTAAAATTATCTTGTACGTATACATTTTTAAATGTGTATATTGTTTTATCAACTTGTTTACCTAAATCATCAAAATTATATAATGTAATAGAACCAGGCGGAAATTCTTCAATTTCACCATCATAAGAATTAGTGCCTTTTACTTCAGAACTAAAAATTAATTCATCGGTAATTGTTGTATTAGTATATAAAGGTCTTATACCAATTTGATCGCGAGAAGCAAATATTTTCTTTAAATTTTTAAGTCTGTCAAATTCAAACATAACAAAAGCAAACTCACCTTTGATGTTATCTTGAAATAAATCAAAAAAATCTTTTACATCACCTTCATTTCTAGTATATTTAAGATATAATTCTGGAATAGTCATACAGTCACTATCAGTGTTAATTGGTAAATCATATTTTTCAATTAATTCACGGAAATTATAAATTTCACCATTACAAATAAATATAACAGTTCTATCTTTCTCTTGGAAAACAAAAGGTTGATTACTTTTAAATGATGTATCTAAAATAGCTAATCTGTGAAAACCAATCCAAACATCTCCGTAATTTTCTAAATAAGAGTTATCAGGACCTCTTGGTTTTAAATTCCAAAAATCTTGAAACAACTTTGAATTATCAACATTTTTATATTTTAATAATTTAATATAAGCAAAAATTCCACACATAAATATACTAATTATTTTAATGTCTTTTTATAACATTTTTTATTAAATAAAATAATATCAAAATTAAAATCATTAATAACTTTAAATAAAGGTTTAAACTGCTTAAACATATCTAAAAATTATATTTATCAAATATTTTTTTTGTGGTATGAATAGAATTTTCTGGTCTATTTACAATATAATAAATTGGATTCCAATCTTTACAACTATCCGAATCATGATATGTATTTAACATTGTATCTAACTGATTATAATTAAAGTTATATTTTGTAACCAAATTATACCAAGTATCATGGTATAGATTAACACCATTTTGTTTAAAAAAAATAATATATTTTTTAGGAATATACATCATCATATCATTAATTCTTGGGTGTTTCCCAATTTTATGGTGTGGTTCAAAACATATTGAAGGAAATAATATTTTATCATCATCTAGTTTAAAAATTTCTATAAATTTATCCTTTAAAAATAAATCTATCCTCATACATAATATAAAATCATAACTATCTATATTATCTATTCTATTTATACAATTATTAATTAATGCACTTTGTCCTAATAAATTTGTATAAAATACATTATCATATAATAAATCTTTATATATATCAGTAAGATCTTTATCATATTGTGTCGTATAACTATTAATACTAACAATAATATTTATATTTTTTTTTTGTAAATTTGATATAAAATTTATATGTGATTTTGCTGCTTTTATTTGTTCTTCATACGATTGTTTAGAACCCCTATTTCTAGTTCCTTGAGCACCTAAACGAAATGATTCACCAAATAATATTAATAATCCTTTATTCATTATATATAAAAAGAATATTTTTAAATAGAAAAATTGAAAATTATATAACTTAATTAATTTTTTATTATTAATATATTGGTTAACAATGAATTATGATCAACAAATTTTAAAAATTAATAACGAAATAATAGAAGTTAAAAAAAAAATTAAGGAAGTTAATGAAAAAACAACTGACGCTATTATTACTAAAAATATTCCATTATGGAAAGAAGTAATAAAAGAAGAATCTAGTATTATAATTGCCATTTCAAATATAAAACTAACAGTTGATAAATTATCAATAGAAAATCCTGATAAAAAAAGTATTAATAATATATTAGGTTCATACATAAATTTAATGAAACAATCAAATATAATAAGAGTGGGATGGTCATCACTTAATTGGAGAATAAATAAAATATATGATAAGAATACTACAATACAGGAAACTATTATATTATTGAAAGAGATAGTATTTGTATTAAGTCAAATTACAAAACCTATTTTAATAATAGGAGAAGAAAATAAAATACAATCACTAATGGAACAAGGAAAACAAATTGAATCAACTTTAAGTAATATTAATAATAATGCATATGAACTTGTAAATATAATTGAAACAAAAAATTTAAATAATATTAATAATATTACAATTGAAAAATTAGATATTATTGAACAATTAGTAAAGATTAAAGAAGATAAAAATAATTATATATCATTGTTTATAACAATATTAAAAAAAAATTTAGTATTAATTATTAATACAAAAATGTTGATAGGTGAAACTGTATTAACTACACAGAAAATAGTAGAAAATACAAAAAAACAATATATTGAAACAGCAGAAAATTTTACAAATATATTACCACTTTCTAATAATCAAGAAAATAGAAATAATATATGGAAATTAAACTTAGAATGGGTTAAACAATATATTGATGAAAATAAAAAAAGACCAACAAGAAAAAACAAAGATGAAAAAAAATATAGTGCTTGGATTACTCTACAAGTGCAAAATTATAAAAATAAAAAACATAATATGTTATGTAAAAATATTAGACACTTGTGGGAAGATTTTATTAGCGAATATACCGATTATTTTAAATAAAAAATTGAAAATTATATAATTTAGATTACTTGTTAATTTAAGTAATATAATCTTTCACAACTATAAAAAATTATATCCTGTTCGGAAGAAGATGATGAAGAAGAATCAAGAATAGAATATTCATATGAAGAAGATGATGAAGAAGAATTAGAAGAAGTTGATAAAGAAGAATCATTAGAAGATGTAGATGATGAAGAAGAAGAGGAAAATGATGAAGAAGAAGAAGAAGACTCATTAGAAGATGTAGATGATGAAGAAGAAGAAGAAAATGATGATGAAGAAGAAGAAGAATCATTAGAAGATGTAGATGATGAAGAAGAAGAAGAAAATGATGATGAAGAAGAAGAAGAAAAGGAAGATGAAGAAGATGATGAAGAAGATGATGAAGAAGAAGATGATGAAGAAGAAGATGATGAAGAAGAAGAAGGAGATGAATTAGATGAAGGTAATATTCATACTAGAAAAAAAGCACGTATTTCTGAACCATTTAAATTACGTAATTATCAATTAGAATCAATTGAACGTATTAAAAATAATGGAAATGTTATAATATCACTACCAACCGGTAGTGGTAAAAATATAGTTATTATTTTTTCAATGAGTGAAAATGAAAGATATTTAATTTTAGTTCCGCGGATTATTCTAATGGATCAAATTAAAACGGAAATAATTAAACATAAACCAGAATTTACAAATAAAATTCAAACAATAGGAGATAGTCGTAATTATTATGATGAAACTAAAGATATTACTATTTGTGTTTATAATAGTGTATCAATTATAGAAAAATATTGTGATTCTTTTGATAAGATATTTGTAGATGAAGCACACCATATTAATATGCCTAAAATTTATGAAACAGAAAGTAATCTAGAAGATTATGAATTAGAACGTAATCTAGAAGATGATGATACAGAAGATGAGATTAAAAATACAACTGGATATAATAAGATTATAAAAAGTTTAATTAAATATAATAATAATGTTTATCTTTCTGCCACTATAGATGAGCATCAAGATTTTGAATATTATAAAAAAGATATTCGTGATATGATTAATGATAAATATTTATGTGATTATAACATTATTGTACCTATATTTTCAGATGATCCATCAGATAAGAACATATGTGAATATTTAATAAATAATTATATAAATATTATTGTCTATTGTAATTCTCAAAAAGAAGGTAAGAAAATTAATGAATTATTAAATACATTAGAAAAAGGTTGTTCTAAATATATTGATTGTAAAACACGTAAGGAAAAAAGAAATAAAATTATAAACAAATATAAAAATAATAAAATAAAGTTTTTAGTTAATGTTCGTATTTTAGTTGAGGGATTTGACGCACCAATTACAAAAGGTGTATACTTTATTCACTTACCTTCTAGTAAAACAACTATTATACAAATTATTGGAAGAGCTTTAAGATTACATCCATTAAAAACAATTGCAAATATTATATTACCATTTTCTAGTGATGGCGACGAAGTAAATATAAATAAATTCTTAAAAATATTAGCATCAAATGATAGTAAAATTAAACAAGCGTATGAAAATAAAAAAGATGATAGTTATATTTTTATTAATAAAATTAAAGATAAAGTTGATGAAACTAATGATGAACTTGTAGAATTTAGATATAATATGATTTATGATAGTATGGGAATACTTAAAAATGGTAATGAAATATGGATAAACAATTTAGAATGGGTTAAAAATTATATTGATGAAAATAAAAAGAGACCGTCAGAACATGATAAAAACAAGGAGGTAAAAAAACATGGTGCTTGGATACGTCGACAAGTAGAAAATTATAAAAAGAAAAAAGAAATTATGTTAAATGAAACTATTAGAAAATTATGGGAAGAAATTATTAATGATAACAAATATAAAGAATATCTTCTTTCTAATGAAGAAGTATGGAAATTAAATTTAGAATGGGTTAAAAAATATATAGATGAAAATAAAAAGAGACCTTCATCAGAAGATAAAAATGATAAAGATGTAAAAACACATGGATGCTGGATAAATATTCAACAATACAATTATAAAAATAAAAAAAATATTATGTTACATGAAACCATTAGGCACTTGTGGGAAGTTTTTATTAGTGAATATAAAACTTATTTTCTTTCTAATGAAGAAGAATGGATAAAAAATTTAGAATGGGTTAAAAAATATATAGATGAAAATAAAAAGAGACCTCCAAAACAACATAATTCTAAAGATATAAAAAAATATCATAATTGGATATGTGTTCAACAAACAAATTTTCAAAAAAAAGAACAAATTATGTCAGATGAAACCATTAGAAAACTATGGAAAGATTTTATTAGCGAATATAAAACTTATTTTCTTTCTATTGAAGAAGAATGGCAATTAAATTTAGAATGGGTTAAAAAATATATTAATGAAAATAATAAGAGACCATCGCATAGTGATAAAAATATAAGAACATATTATAAATGGATTAATCAACAAATAATGAATTATAAAAATAAAAATAAAATTATGTTAAATGAAACTATTAGAAAACTATGGAAAGATTTTATTAGCGAATATAAAGATCATTTTAAATAAAAAATTTAAAAATAAATATTATTTTATTTGCTTTTGTTGGAAAAAATTATATAGTTAAAATAATGATTCTTGAATTATTTTATATATATTAGTTGAATTAAATAATTTTTAATTTTTTATACTTATTTTTTATCTTTTTTAGATTTATCTTTAGAATCGCATTCAATTAATAACAGTTTTTGTATAATACATCAAATTTTAAATATACATAAAAATGATATTTTAACTTTTAAAAATGTAAGTAAATCTATTATAGATATAACTAATTTTAAATTAAATATTAGTAAACTTTAAAAAATATATTTATTAGATATTTTTTAAAGAATATAAATCTTAAGTAATTATTTTCGATGATGTATAAATTTATTTTAAAATATTTATTTACATTTTTACAAACGTACTTCTGCTAGAGGAAACGTACTTTGTATTCTGAAGGAAGATATACTTGGCCTATTAGAGGGAGACATTATTCTACTTAATATTGATGACTTTTTCTGCAGACATACTTGATTTTCTTGGAGAAACTTGAGATATGCTATTAATTTTATAGTTTTTTGCTTATCAGATTTACACATTTGTAATAATATTTCTGCTATTTTACATATATTTGGTGATACACCATTTATTACATCTTGAAGTATTTTTGTTTTTTTATTAGCCACAGGTTCGTTTTCATATTTAAAAAATTCAAAAGTAAACTCATTTTTATTTTCTTCTAATAATTGTGGGTCGTCATTAAATAATGCGAGTAAAATTGGTATTCTATCTTTATAATCAATAGCTATAAAATCATATTTTATTCTATTATATGTGCACATAAAATCATTCATTAAAAATTCTATTATATTATCAATTGTAAATAGATTTGAATTTAGTTTATTATCTACACAAAACTCTTCTAATGGATCTTCTTTAAGAACTATCTTTTCATCAGGGTATTTAATCTGGTTTGACTTTAATTTTAACGCGGGATGTTTTAATGATGTAGTCTTCTGTATAATTACATTTACATTAATTTCACTTGGAAATATTTTATCAACTAATATTGTTGATATTAAATCATCACCTTCAAAATCTATAAACATTGTAAAATCTGTTAAATTTGTATGTATTTGTTTAATATCTTTAATTAAGTCTATAATAAATTTGTTAGATTTATCAATACTATTACTTTTTGACTTCTTTAATTCACATTTTTTTATAATATCTAATTGTATTTTTTTAACATCTAATATTTTTGTAACTAATGAATTACCACGTTTATCTTTTTGTTCTACTTTATCTTTATTTTTTAAAATACCTTCATTAGTAAGATTTGTGCATATAAATAATAAACCAGTAAAATCAAAAAGTAATTTTGGTGAGTGTGTTCCAAATCTATTGGTTGAAAACCATTTTTCAATTTTTTCAAAATTTTTAGTATCTATTTTATGAATAAAATGATCTTTTGTAAATTCTTTTTTCATATCTTGTACAGTTGGATTATTTAACAATAATTTTAATGCTTTATTCAAATCTGGAGTGGTATCTTTATAATATTCAGCTTTTAAATCTACAGGGAAAAATTTATCAATAAGGCTTTGAATTACTCTTTTATGTTCTAAACTTCTTAAAAGATCTAATTTTTTTTCTGGTGTATCAAATTTATCTATAAATGTTTTTTTATATTCTTTAGCCATTTCTGTTATATTTACTAAAGAATCGTCGTATTTTTCTTTTAGTGCTTTATCGTATCCAAATTTTTCAATAGGTTGACTATATTTAACTATATTATTGACATTTTTAATAAACCATTCATAAGGTATATCTACTCCATTTTCTGGTATTATATCTTCATATTCTTCTTCAGCTTGTTCTTTTGTAAGCCCGCTCATTATTTTGTCTTCTATTTCTTTTTCTTTTTTTATTATTTTTTTATTTATTTCTTCTTCTTTTTTTTTTGCTTCTATGTCAATATACCTTTTAAATTTCTCTTTTTGATCTTTTTCAGGTAAAATTTTTGATTTTTCAACTAATTTATATGCTTCAGCTACTGATATAGTTTCGTTTAGTAAATATTTTTTTAAAAGAAAATCTGGTGCATCAAATATTATAATATTATATTTACTTTTTAAAGTTGATAAAAATTTTTTAACATTCTCATAAGTAGTTTGATTACCATTGTAATGGTCTTCAATATTAGGTAAAAGGTCTTTTAATAAATCTTGAAATAATTTTACTCCTCTATAAGATTTTTCTCCAAAAACTTGTCCACCTAAACTAGAACCATAAACATTAAATGGATTTATATTCATATAAATACGAGTTTTTCTTCGTTTACCTACTTCTGTAGTATCTTGCTCTTTTAATTCTTTAATTTTATTAACTACATTTTGATCAAGTAAACAACAAACATATATTATATGTGTATGATCATCTGTGTCACCAGGATTACTAGGAACACTAGGATCAGGACTACCACCCTCTTGTAATATATTATATAAATTATCTCTTAACTCTTCTGTATTATTATTATTTGCAGTGTAATATGATTCACTAGTTGGTGATAACATTGATATTAATTGTTTAATATCTTTATTATTTTTTTTATTAGAACTAGTATAATGTCCTCCTTTTTGTGGCATAAAACTAGAAGTACCATCAGAATATCCTCCTTTTTGTGGCATAAAACTAGAAGTAGCATCTGAAATAGTATCAGCTGATTTTATACTTTTAATTTTTATAGATTTTGGCATAATAACAGAACTTTCACTATCTAAATCACTAAAAATATCATCTAAAATATTTTTAACCATATATATATATATATATATTATTTTCTTAATTATTTTTTCTTAATTATTTTTTCTTAATTATGTTTATACATATATTATAAATTATTATTTTTCCTAATTATATTTAATGATTAAAATTGTTTATTTTTCTAATATTATTTCAAGTTTTTTTATTTTAATTGCTATATATCGTTTATGCATTGAAATATTTATGAATAATGTTGAAATAAAAGGCGTTCAATTAATTAATTTATTTTTATTTATTTCAACAGCTATTTCATTACATGGAATATTATATATTCAAACTAATATTATAATAAAAAAATAAATTATTTATAAATAAAAATAGTATTACTTTTAATCAATAAGAGTTCCATATTCTTCGTGGTTAATATTGAATGTTGGATCATTTAAAAAATGACGAAGTATTTCAATTCGAGTAATATGTTCATTTTCTGTATATGGTGTCATTGTTTTTAAAAAATTAATAAATTTGTTTTTTTGTGTTGGATAATTCAAAATATCATTTGATAGTAATTTTTCTCTCTTATTGAAATATAGTACATATGCATTATAAATAATATCTTCTTTAAAAGGATTGTATTCTATAATACGAGGCCATATATTATTATTAAAATTAAAATTATCATTTGAATAGTAATAACAATAGTAACCATAACATTCATTTATATGCATATCTTTTATAATACTTTTAAGTTGTTCATCTGATACATTATTATGAGACAAATAAGCACAAACATATCCAGTATATTTTGCTGCATCGCGCCAATATTCCGGATTATAAAATTCATTATTATAACAATATCTTTGTGCAAAAGTATTTTTATCAAGTATTTGGATATCTAATATATTATCGCTAGGTTGCTTAATGATTACGATATTAATAATAATAAAAAGTATAATAGAACCGTATACATATATGATTGTCGTCTGTAAGCTCAATAATATAACTAAAATAGATGATACAAAAATAAAGCGCACCAAGTTTCTGTCAAGATTGAACATTGTATTTTTGTTTAATATACATTAATAATAATAAATCATTAAATATTCAATTTTTATTATAAAGAATTAAAATAAATTATATTAAATGAATGAATTAATAGAAAAGCGTCAACATTTAATAGATAAAATTAGTAAATATAATGCTAAATTATTTAATCTCCAAAATGAACTTTTAAATGTAGAACAATCAATAGTTCAATCCGATCATAAAGAAATAATGAAAACATTAACACTAAATAAACAACAATTACAAGTAATAAATTCAAAAGATAAATATACTCTTGTTATTGCTTGTCCTGGTTCAGGAAAAACACATACTTTAATTTCTATGTATATTAAATTAATTGTAGAAGATAAAATAAATCCAGATAATGTTTTATTGATTACCTTTACAAAGAAAGCAGCTCAAGAAATGTCAGGAAGATTATCATCTCTAGTTCCTACTAAATTACCAGCTTATGTTGGTTCATTACATGGTTTAAGTTATAGAGTATTACAAGAATATAAAAATATTAATTATACTATTCTAGATGAAAATGAATCAAAAAATATTATAAAAGAATTATGTGATGATTTTTTAGACATTGATGATTCTGATACATTCTTAATCAAACAAAAAATAGTTTCAATTATAGATACAGCATCTTCATCATATCCTTTTAATCTACAAGAAGTTTTAAAAAAAATGTGCTTAGAAAAGTTAAATGATAAAATAGATTTAATTTATACAAAATATCAAGAAAAGAAAACAAATGAAAATTTAATAGATTTTAATGATTTAATGTTATTATTTTCTCATTTTTTAGATACTGAAGAATCTACTGATTTTAAAAATAAAATAGAATTTATATTTTTTGATGAATACCAAGATGTAAATCCTATACAACATTATATATTATCTAAATTTAAAGGATTTGCTAGAATTATGGTTGTTGGTGATGACGCACAATCTATTTATGCATTTAGAGGAAGTTCAGTTAATTATATTTTAAATTTTCCAAATGAATTTACACCAAATAAAATGTATCTTTTAGAAAAAAATTATCGCTCAACAAATCAAATTGTTACCTATTTTCAAGATATTATATCAAAAAATACAAATCAATATAAAAAAGATGTTATATCTGTCTCACCTAATAATGGTATTAAACCCGTTGTTATTGCTTTTACTGATAATAAACAGAGAAACCAATGGATTATTAATGATATTTTAAAAAATAAAGAAAATGGTATTAGTTTATCTAAAATGGTAATATTAGCAAGAAAAAATAATTCATTAGATAAAATAGAAATTGAATTAATAAAACAAGGTATAACAGTAATTAAACATAATAGTTTATCTATTTTGGATAAACATCATGTAAAAGATTTTTTAGCATTTATAATTTTATTAATAAATAATAAAAGTTCTATTCATTGGAAAAGAATTTTAAGCTTACATTTAAATGTAAATTTAGCTCATGACATAATTGAAAGTGCGCGTAATAATGGATTATCAATAAAAGAAACTATTAAAAAATTAAAAGATACTCAAGTAAGTTATGCAAATAGCTTAAAAGAGATAGATGGAGTATTTGATTTTTTAACAAATCAAAAAAGTAAAGATGTAGATAAAGCTAGATATATATTAAGTTATTTAGAAAGGTTATGGCCGTTAAAAAATAAGGAAGAAAAAATTAAAGATATATTATTATTAATAAGTTATTTATCTACATCAACAATGAAAGATTTTATAAATGAACTTTATTTGAATCAATCAATTGAAATTAATTTAGATAATACAATTTATTTAACTACTATTCATGGTTCAAAAGGTTTAGAATGGGAATATGTTTATTTAATTGATGTTGATTCTGATACTTTTCCTAGTGCAAAATATGGGTATTATTTAAATGAAGGCGACGAAATAGAAGAAGAAAGACGTTTATTTTATGTTGCTTGTTCTCGTGCAAAATATAATTTAGTTATAACATATAATTTTAATTTAAATCCAAGTTCATTATTAACAATGTCACCATTTATTCGTGAAATTAATAAAGATTATTATACTAGTATTAATGTTGATTATACTAGTTATGGTATGACTGGTGTTATATCTATTGATGTTAATAATTATTTAAAATATTATGGAATCTCAAAAATATATCCAATATTAAAAAACATAAAATGCGAAAGAAAAGTTTTGCATAGTGGATTTGAAATACCTAAATATTTAGATAAATTTAAATATTCAAGATTAGTTATTAGTAATTTTATTGATTTTTTGATTGCTAAAATGATGCAAATTAATTTTAGTAAACAAATTAAAAAATTTGAGTTAAATATTATTTATAAATTAGAAAAATTTCCAGAAAAAATTAGACAAAATTATATAGATGAATTAAATGATTGGAGAAACTTATTAGAAGATATATTTTTTATAGCAACTTATAATATTAAAGATGAAGGTTCTATTTTTAATGATTTAAAAAATTTATTAATAAATAATAATATTTATAGTTATTACAATGAAATTAGTGAAAAACTTTATAAATTTATTTCTGAATCAAATCCAAAAGAAATAAATTCACATTATAATGTTACACATGCAAAAATTAAAGGTGAAATAGATATTTTAGTTGATAATAAAATATTTGAAATTAAAACAAATCAAGGAGAAATAGCAACAATGACAAATATAATACAAACATTATTATACGGATACTTATTAAATAAAAAAGAAAAAATAATTGATGAAATAATATTATATAATCCACTTACAGGTGAAATAAATTTATTTGATACAAAAGATTTTAATTTTAAAAAAATATCAAGTATTATTTATGAACATTTTAAACAAAAGACTAATTAATTTAGACTAGTCTTTTTTAGGATTACAAATGCTTTACTTTCATACTATTGTAAATTTATTAAAGTGTAATTCTCGCACCTTCTTTATAAAAATGTCTGGTGATGCGGTATAACCTTCTGCGTAGGCTTTCTTGTATCCAGCTGTTGATGCTCCATTATAGACATCTCCCATTTTTGTGAAGATATCAATAATGTAAAGAGTTGCTTCTGATTCATTTGATACTGTATCCTTTGGTAGTGTATCTGCGCAGTAATATACAAAGTCAAGATAACCTTTATAAAAAGCGTCGTTTTGTTGGACCATAAAGTACTTCATGTAGACGGCAGGACCTAATTTGTTTTCGACTAACATCTTGTCTTTTCTGGCTTTGATATAGCTCTTGAGCTTGGTTTTGGCTGCTTTGACGATATCATCTGTGTTGCCACCAAGGAAAACCAAATCAAAAGCGGTATCAGCTTCCTTGAGAGATTCTCTATATCTCTTTTCAGCTTTCGAGACCGCCTTTGATGCCTCTATGATTTTGCACTCGTCTTCAAACTTGGCATTACATTCCTTATTAAAGATATCTTCTGATTTTTTATAACCTTTATCAGCGGCTTCTTTGAAGCCTGCATTATATGCTTTTTTGAAGCATATCATATATTCGTCTGTTTGTTCTTTTGTTAGTATTTCTTTGTGGGTTAATGATGAATGCTTTTCATAGAAGCAGTTGTGCATTTCTAGTAAAATGAGAGAAAACATCTTAAAGCCTTCGTTAAAGGCATCTGTATCGTTCATCTGTTTGAACGGCGTATAAGTTACATTATATTTATTTATCAATTAGTAAACATTTACATTTTCAATTTTTTATAAAACAAGACTTTCATTTTTTTAATACTCATATAGTGTGATAATTCATAAATAAATAAATTTTTAAATAAAAATTTATTTTTTTATTTTTTTTCTTGCTTTAAAAGCAATATTATCTACAATATACACTCCTACCAAGAGACTATATTCAGAGTCACCTTGATTCTGATAATGGTGTTTAGAGGTATTCTCCAATACTGTGGCTCATTTCTCTAAATAATTGAACCACTCGATGTATGCATATATATCTTGTAGAGATTCATGTGCTACACTTGGTGGCTCATATTTATCTAAAGAATTGAAGAACCAGATGTTTGCAGATGTATCTGTATCAACAAAGGAATTGAACTCATCTTGGGTGCCACCGAAGCCTGCTGCACATGCAGTTTTAAACCCTATGACGTAGGCTTTTGCTTCTGCTTTCTCCAAGAATATCGTCGATGAATGTGAAATTGGAACAGTATTGAAGATGTATTGTGCATCCAATGTGCAGATAATCTTGGCTAGCATGCCTTTCAATTTGGCAGCTATCTGGCTTTTCGGAATGCTATTGGAATCCATTGCTGGTCGCTATTGCAGTCGATGCGGTCTGTGGTGGTTTGTACGATGCGTGGTAGTTTTGCCTCGTAGTAGGCTTTATATTTACCTAAAGAAGTAACAAATACTTAAATTTTCAATTTTTTTATAAAAGAATTATTGGTTTGTTATTCTACTTGAAGAATAAATACATTAATAACTACAAATTTGTTAGAGTTCTTTATATATAGGACTTTAATTATTTTTTTAATTTTTTAATAGTCGTATTATAACATGATAAAGTAAAATTAGTATATGAGAATTCATAAATAAATAAATTTTTAAATAAAAATTTATTTTTTTATTTTTTTTCTTGCTTTAAAAGCAATATACACCTCCTACCAAGAGACTATATTCAGCATAACCTTGATGTTGCTTAGGTAGCTACTTTGTCGATGGCTTTGGTTTCGATTTCTTCGATATATCTGGCTTCCCACATAGGTTTAAGCTTATCGTAATCGAAGTCGTACAAGCCTGCATCGCATGCTGCATAGATTCCCTTAGTATGTGATGCTGCGAGCTTGTCTTCATATGCTTTTTTATTGGCTTCCTGTTTGGCTTCGTATTGTTCTTTGAAGGCTCCGAATTCTTTTTTTAAGTTGTCATCAGTTTGAGAATACTCTTTTTTTGCCTCATTGATGCTCGTTTTATAAGTGGTATATCCAACTTCTAAGGCGTTTTGTTGTTTGGCTGCGAGCTTGGTAAAATGGGTCTCGCAATCGTTTATGAATTCTTCTTGCGACGCGGGATAACCTGCGTCGCGTGCTACGGTGTACCCTTTGTAGATTTTTTCGAGTTCTTCTGGTTTAAGATCGGTTAAAGTACCTTTTACTTGTTTTAAGAGGGTCTCAACGTCACTATAGCCTTCTAGGAAGCTCCCACCTAAGCATGCACGAGTAAAGGTAGACGAGTAGGGCGATTTGAGCGAATACATTGCTGGTCGTTAATGCTGTATATTTACATAGAATCAGTAAACACTTATATTTTCAATTTTTTTATAAAATACTAATTAATTTGTAATATGTAGACTTTTTGAATTTTCTTGTATTTTAATAAGTAAACTAGAAAATAAATTTGAATTATAATCAGTATTTAATAATCCTAATTTTTTATAAAAAATATTATTTAAATTATTTCCTTTTGAATCATATAATCTAATTGTTAATTTATCCATTTTTCTAAAATCAGTAGGTAAAAATACTTGTTTAGGTTGACCACTCAAATAAAGCCAGTTTGTTGATTGAGTTGATGGAAATAATACACCAAACATTTTATCAAATTGGTTATTAGTTGATGTAGATGTTGATGGTTTAAAAGATTCTAATTCTATATAAAATATTCTCTCATCTAACAAATCTTTTGAACCAAAGCCAAATAAATATAAATTTATTTCACCCTCAAATCCATATGATGAATTTACCCAATTACCTTTAAAATTAGAAAGAATAATATCATATGATACTTGAATTTTATTAAATGCTACTGAAGTACCTGCATCATTTGTTGCAGTTGCAGTTACTGTAAAAGTATAAACAGTACCGTTAGTTAAGTTTGTAACTGTTGCTGTTCTTGCTGCAAAATTTATTGTTACTGTTCCACCTGCAGGACTAGTTATTACGTTATAACTTGTTATTGTTAAACCATTACTTGTTGGTGCATCCCAACTTAAATTAGCTTGAGTAGTATAACTACTTATTTTAAAATAATAATTATTTTGAGATGCATCAATAATATGAATTGTATTATCAGCATAAATATTTTCTACTAATTCTACAGGTAAATTTGGTATAGTTAAAGTTGTTGCATTTGCTGTTGCAGTTGATGTTTTAAATAAAATATTAGAATCTGCTATAATTATAGGTATTGTATTTGGTAAAGTTATATTATAATTATTAACTGTAATTTCATTATTACTAATGTCTAAAATAGGTAATATATCATTATTATAATTAATATGGTCAATAACTAAATTATCTTCTAATACAGGATCATTTATTAAAACAGAATAATTATGAACAATACCACGTTTACACATAAATAAAGATTCTTTTGGTGATATAAGTTTTATAAAATTATATGAAATTGTATTAATAGTTATTGAACCAGTTTTTATACTACAACCAGGATAACAAGATATTATAAATTTATTATTAGCTATTTTAATTAATCTAAAACCTTCTATATTTCTACCTATTGTTGATGTAGGAATAAATCTAGGTATAATAACATCAGAAACTTCTATATATGTAATATCTGTATATTTATTATAAATAATTGCTTCCTTTTTAAAATTATTAGATGAATCAATTATATCCATCGCAAATTTTACTTGAAAATCAAAAGGATATTTTAATAGCGTATCATTAGAAGATATTTTTAAAATATATTCTTTATCTTTTTTACCAGATATAAACGTATCTTGAATAAATGGAAATACACCCGTATTTGGTTCATTATTGTTATTCATTATTAATAATTATAAAATAATAAAAAATGAAATAAAATTTAATTTAAATATATATATATATATTAAATATGCCCTTAATACTTATTGATACTTCTTACACATCTTTTTATCGTTTTTTTGCTACTTTAAGATGGTTTTCTATGCACGATGCAGAATCATATAAAACATATAAAAATGATTCTAATTATGATTGGTCTACTAATAAAATATTTATGGAAAAATATGAAAAAATGTATTTAAAATCAATTATTGATATAATCGGTAAAAAAATATTTGATACTTCTACTGTTATTTTTTGTATGGATTCACCAAAAGAAAATATTTGGCGTAATGAATTAATGAAAAACTATAAAGCAGATAGATGTGATTTAAGTTCAAAAACAAACTTTAAATCTGTATTTAATGAAACATATACAACAATAATTCCTAAAATTATTAAAGAAAATAAAGATAGAATTCATGAAATTAGAATTGAGAAATTAGAAGCCGATGATATTATTGCGGTTATTTGTAAACATTATGAAAAAAAATATCCAGAAGAAACAGTATATTTAATATCAGGTGATAAAGATTTTTTACAACTTGGTCGTGAAAATTTAATTTTTATTAATTATAAAAGTAAAAAACCATTTACACTAACAGTAGAAGAAGCTAAAGAACAATTAAAATTAAAGATTTTAAATGGTGATTGTTCAGATAATATTTTAACTATTTTTCCAAAAGATAGAAAAATATTATCTTTAAAAAAACGTAAGGAACTAATTGAAAATGAAGATAAATTAAAAGAATATTTAGATGAAAATCCAGAAATTAAAGAAAAATATAAAATCAACTGTAAAATGATTGATTTTAATTTTATTCCAAAAGAATTACAAAAAGAAATTGTAAAAGAAATTAAAAATATATAAATTTATGCACGTAATTCTTAATAATTATATCCCATTAATTTTTTAATATCACCAATAACTCCTTGTGTTGGTGATTGTGTTGGTGATTCTGAATCTGATTGTTGAGGAGGAGATTCTGATTTAGAATTATATTTTTTTTTCTTTTCTATATTTTCTATTCTAGTTTCTAATTTTTCTAAAATATTTGAGATATTTAATAAGATAGGTAATATAGTAGATAATGTGTTAGATTGTGTTGAATTTTGCGACACAGGTACTGCTATTGGAAGTTGTGGTACAGGTACTGCTTGTGGAAGTTGGTTAGTATATGAGTTATACATTCCTGGTGGTGATTGTAAAGGTAGTTGGTTATACATTCCAGGTGGTGATTGTAAAGGTAGTTGGCTATACATTCCAGGTTGTCTAATATTCATTCCAGATAATGTTTGTGTTAAATTACTTACAGTATCATATAGTTTTTTATCTACTTTATATTTTATATTTTCAGGGCGATCATCGCGATCATCGCGATCATCGCGCCGGTCATCGCGCCGGTCATCGCGCCGGTCATCGCGCCGGTCATCGCGCCGACTAGAACTGCCTCGTCGGTCAT